TATTGAACACATTAAATTCAGCGGGCTGGAAGTCCTCGCCAGGCCCCAAATGCAAGATACCGCCTGGCACAGACCAGTCCACTTCCATTTCGGTTTCGCCAGGAACGGCCTGTTTGTGGATGAAGGTAGCGTTGCTTGCGACAGCGAACAAATTAGTGAACAATGCGGATAGCTGTAGGTTATGCCTGTCCCACAGTTCACCCTTTTCGATGGTATATAAAAACGGCTGGAACTGTTTTTCGGGTTCTTCGTTCAGGCGTGAGCCTTCGCCGCCCTGAACCACGATTGGAATACAGGGCATATTGTGTTTTCCGCCGATAAGCGGCTCGTCCATACCTTCAACCCAAGCGTAATGTACATCCAAGTCCCAATAATCGTGATAAGTGGTGGTATCGGTGGGTGCGCGCTCTTCCCATTCTGGTAATCTGCCGAATTTTCCGAACAAATAGGCATAAGTTACGCTGGTTTGGCGGTAATAAGCCCGCAGTCCGTACTCATCAAACTCGGCAGAGCCACATTTAGGGTCAAGTGGCTCGAGTAAGTATGGAGTAGCCTTATTTATGTGTTCGTAACGTTTTCTGGCGGCTTTGGACATGTTTTTATTGGACTTTTGGGCTAAATTAAGCAGGTCATCGGTGTCGATGATAGCCAAATGGAACTGTCCATAGCGTAAAAGGGATGAAACCAGGTCATAATGCACGGGTTTTTGCATGATTCTGCCGCTTTGGTAGATGACGGCGTTGCACAGGCGTTCGATTAAGTCAGCTTTTTCGATTGAAGCGCGATCGTTCTTGTCAGCAGGCACGTTAATAATTGGGTCTGTGGCAGTTAACAGCCTCATTGCGCCCAAAAATTCATTGCGGGGCTCTGGAGAGATGGTAAATTTGAGATTTTTATTTTCGGGCTTGTTCTTCCACTCCATAAAAATCATCTCGTCCATCTTATCTTGCAGTTTATGCAAGTTAGAATAGCGGTTTAACAGTTCTTCGCCGTGGGCTTTAGCTTCGGATAGAGTTAGCATAATAATTAAATCCTTTCAAGTTGGGCAAAGGGAGACTTTTCAATCTTTGGCAGCTTCTTATGCCCCATATAATCGCGCACGTTAGACAAGGCATAGCGTAGCGCATCGTACGCGTGGTCATCCATGTGAGTGTCTACATCCTCTCTTCTATTCTTGTCATACATTAAATGGCTCATTTGGTTGATAATATTTGGGCAGGTATTGAAAAATAAGATACCTGGCTGTCCGTCTTCCATAGGCATCAACAATCTATCAATGGCTCGTTTCCCATTGAGACGATTATTATTGCCTTTGATAATTATACACCCGTTGTCAACATAGGTTTTAGCTGCCGAAGTGGATGATTCATCGCCCCGACTATTCCACATACTGGGGTCAGCGAAGCGGATGATATGCAATTCTTCATCGGTAGAATTGTCCAGGATAAGGCGGGCTTGTTGGCGGTCGGTGAGTCCAGCCTTATACAACTCCTTATACACTACTACCCGTCCGTTATCTGGGTTGCGGGCGATCCACAGGGCACAGAAGGGAGCATTCGTGCCGAAGTCAATCCCGACTGTGCGTGTCCAATAATCGGGGATTTCAAAAGGTTCTACAACGTGTTTGGCTTTATTAAAGTTATGGAATGCCAATCCCTTGAACACGTCCCAATCGCCTTCGAGCCAGGCGCGGCGCAGGTCTTCGGGTAATCCGCGCAGCATCATCCAGTAGTTTTCGTCCAGATGGTTATTATCGGCGGGCAGCGCTCTGACAAAGTTGAACTGGTCGGAGTATGGGCGCATTTCCTCAGGATAGATATGGTCGATGAAATAGTTTCTTGTCCACTCGTTCCCGATACCGTCTGGGTTAGAGCCTGCGATAAAGCGGGTATCGGGGAAGTTAGGCCAGCGGAGTGAACCCAAGATGATATTGAAAACGTCCACGGCATGTTCGGTCAGTTCGTCAATGGCTATCAGGGCAAACTCAGCCGACTTATATTTAGCGGTGTCATCAATGTTACGCAGGCAGATCACGCCACCGCCATACTCTTTGTTGATGTAATAGCCCAGCCCCAATGTCTTACCTTCCCGCAAAGTGCCCAGCCAATCGGGGAACTCGGAGACGATCTTGCTGATTTGGCGGTCGCGCAGTTTAGAATAGGTTTCGGTGAACAGTCCAGCGACCAGACCAGGGTAGCCATGATTAGACCAATATAAGAGCCAGCCGAGAGAAGCCCAGCGCAGCCAATAACTCTTGCCAGGCCCGCGGCTGCCCCCAAAGAGGGTGAAGCGGTATTTGAATAGTGAGTCCCACGCCTCTTGTTGTTTAGGCGTGAAATTTGCCATCTTTGAGAAGTTAAAAGTTTCCGACACTATTCCTCTTGTTCCTCATCCTCTTCGATAGTCTCATAACTTGCATCGGTGATTTGGGCAGCGGGTTGGACATTCTGGACGACAATATCATCGTCGTCTTCATCATCCCCCTTCCGCTTGACGGGCATATCAAAGATGATGCCCTTAGTTCCTTCCGACAGACCGATTTCGGTTACAGGCGGTTCGATGTAGCGTAACAATTTTATCAAGTTAGAGAGCCACTCATCGGCGCTAAACTCAAAATGTTTCCCTGGGCGGAGTCGGCCACGCCTATCAAAAGAGCCAGGCAGGAACACTTCGCCAGTAGTGATAAGCTGGGCGAGGGCGTCTGCCATAATGGCTTTACGTTTGCGACGGATGCGGTTATTTTCGTCAAGCGTATCGACTGTATCAACGCGGACTTCAAAGGCATCTTTAATTGCTTTAGCAAGAGACTTGGTAGTAGTCCCTCTACCAGTCTCTTTACGCATTTCAACCATTGGGCCTGGTTTAGTGCCTTTGACAAACCTCCCCGTCTCCTTATCTTTCAGATAGCCAGACTTATCGTAATAAGTTCCAGGTTGGTGTAGGCAGGTTATTATTATCTGACAATTGTTCTCCTCCACAAACATTATACATAGGCATTATATCACAAATTATGGATTAAAATAGGGACATCTAAGCCTCCTTTTTGAATGGCAAGCCAGCCCTATTGATTTAATAGTGCTGGCTTGTCTGATATTAAAAAGGGGTCGGGGCTGGAATGAACCCAAACCCCGACCATACTGCCGCGCGGCGCCTCAGGCGTCCCTGAGGGAGACAACCAATCTCAAGAAAGGCTGTAAACTTATTATAGCAGATATTTTGCGAATTGCAAGTTAATAATAAACGCCCATTATTGGGCGTTTAGTTCTGCGGTTCGTCACCACAGTGATGTATGGGAGTATTGACCCGCTTCAAATAGTATAGCACAATCTCACAGGATTGCAAATTAAAATAAATGACCCGCCTCGGTCCGCTGGCTATTTCTCATAAGCGCTTATGAGGTTGACTTGCTCCAACTTCAGCTTGCGCAGGGCTTTGCTGGAATGCCTCGCGTGGCGGGTACTGTTAGAAGTATTATAACAAAAATGCCACGCCTGTCAAATAGCGTGGCAACCTCTATGAGGATTTAGCCTGATGCTTTCGCAGAGCAGTGACAATCCCATTATACTTATTGTCAGAAATCTGTCAAGTTATGATGTTTTAATTACAGGGAATGTTTTAATGCGCATTAATATCAAGGCGTTGATTAAAATATCAGCCCGCCTGAACGGGCTGATGTCAAAGGATAAACCTTCCACCTCCAGTTTACTGGATTGATTGGATTATAGCATATTATTATCGTGTAAAGGATATTGTAAAAGGTTTACATGAGTTCAGGATAATAGACGAAAAACGTCTATTGTTTTATATGAGAATTGGTAATTCGTCACTTTTAGCAATTTAGTGACGAGATACGATTATTCCCACATAATTCTGTGCAGCTCGTCATCGTGCTCACGTTCTGCGTGCCGATCGGCTTCGGTCTTCTCAGCATCCGACTTATACTTGTGCCCTGAGATTATATCGTCAATAAGAGTATAAACGCCCATCCCAATCACAAAACCGATAACAATCAACATTGGTTCCATAAGTTTAGTATAGCACGATTATGCTAATCACAATTTCATTGCATCAAGTTAGCTAAAATGCTCACTTACTACAATCCAAAATTCAGTCATTGAATACCCATTTTACATTTTGGTAAAATCCATCTTGCAAGATTTGCATGACCTATACCAAAGAATAACATATATATATATAGCGCTGCGCTGAAAATTGAATTTTGGCTTGAATTATAGTAGAATATTGTCCAGCAGACCAGCTTACAAAGACCAAGCGAACCCACTTCACCTCCTTCCTTCACCTTCGTCACGTCAGGCTGGTCTGTAACTATTAAAACATATATCCCAATAATCAAAAAATAGCCCAAAAAACAAGCATACCACCTATTTTGGATAGATTATTCCTGTTTCAGCGTAAAATATGAATTTGAGGCTTATTTTTACGTCTTAGAGGCTATTGAGGGACTTTTGTGCGGTACTATTTTCTGGAGGGCATACCCTCATCCTCACTGATGATAAATGCAGGTAGTCCCCCCTCTTGGTTAGTTGGTTGGTGCTGCTGCTGCGGGATTTGAGATTTTATAATTTCTCTCATTGGGCGCGATTTATGGTTATGATATGAGCACATATCGCAACCTTGTAGGCTGGAAAACTTACCACGATCATTGGGCGCTGGTCGATTATGCTATTGGCAGCGACGCAGACGCGACGCATAACATAACGCTTGGAGGCATAAGATGAAACAGATCACTGAGTACGAACGAGTAGCAAAGCAAGCAGTCCAAGAATTGGCTTTGCGCATGATGCATGAGCGCGTTAATTCGCGCGACGAGCTGGAGTCTTTGGCTTGGCTTGTGGCCGTTGATGTCACTTCAAAGCTGAGCACAAAGCAGCTGCTGAGGATGGCCATGCAAGAATCTTGGATGGCTGAATTTCCGATCAAGTATAAGTTTAACAACGAAGATACCAGCGCGCGAGCAGCTATCAGATCAGCATTAATCCTTGGTCTTCAGACTGAGCTTGTGTTAAATAACACGCCAGCTGAATTTTACGTAAGCTGATATGGAGAACATACAATGAACCGCGCCGAGACCATCCTTAAGCACGTTAGACATCTGGAACGTATGCGTGCCAAGCTACTAAGGCAGCCGTGCCCGGATTATGCGCAGATCGAACGCATCGAGTCACGCATCGAGTCCCTGACCTATCAGCTGGACGCG